TGTGCATGTGTGTGCGTGCGTGTGCGTGCGTGTGCATGTGTGTGCATGTGTGTGCGTGCGTGTGCATGTGTGTGCGTGCGTGTGCATGTGTGTGCGTGCGTGTGCATGTGTGTGCGTGCGTGTGTGTGTTACTCAGCACATACGATTGATGTGATCAGCCTGCACAGATAGTCTACTTCCTCACTATCACCACACCACTTAGGTGCGAGGATGGATGTGTATTCACCCATACCCTTGTACGAAATGGACCTATAAATAGCCTTCCATTCCTCTAGTGTAGGCTCACCCTCTGTTACCGCTAGTGTTAGTTCGTCAAGCATCGTATTACCTCAAAGTGATTTGATTTTGTGTGCGTCCATGTGGAACTTAACATCTGTCCCTGCGAAGTAGACCGTCACCAAACTGCCATCAATGGCCGTCACTTCCAACAGCTTACCAGTTGTGAAGCTGCGTGCATTGAAGTCGCCTTCGTTCGCAAGGCGTGCCCGAACCAATGCGGGAGTGTAAAGCTCTTGACCGTCAAGCAGGGTTGATTGTGCCATTGTCTTATCTTTCATCGAATTTGCGTTGAATGTAACGGCGACTGTTGGAACAGCTAGTCGCCCTACGTGGTGAACCATCGAAGGCCGCGATCCAATAACGCTTGCCCATTGCGAAGCGTTCGGTGTGTCCTTCACCCGCATCCATGATATGAATGGTCAAGGGCTTGGGGCCAATGTTGATGATCTTACTTTGTAAACTCTGCATGTGAAACTCTCTGAACTCTCTGAACTGTGTTAACTTGTTGTCTCTATTATATACTATCGGCATTGTGATGTCAATACCTTTAGCTATAAATCGCAGTAACTTTTGCAAGTCGTTGGCGATTCTTGTTGGTGTGAACCGCGATGAGTGAACCATCGCTACGCTCGCAGCGTGCAACGAAGTACTGCTGCTTGGTTCCACGGAGATGACAAACGATCTTGACTCTGTTAGTTGTTGTTTTCATATTTCCATTATACCAACATCTCCCGAAATGTCAAGCCCAATCGTTAAAGTTTTGCAAAGTTTATTAAATTGACATAAGTTATTACTATCAAAGGACTTATGGGACAGGGGCCGGGGGTATGGGTGTTGTTAGTTCAGAGATAAACATGTTGCCGCTGCACAAAAGGGCCTTGGTCCTTATGACTCACCAAACCCCACCAAAACATGAGTATTACCCAACCCTCTCAGATAGAAACGTCTCACACCGAAAGTTGGCAAATGCTTCTGCTTCTTCCACAAAAATTTCCCTCGCGTATTTCAAAAGTTTCTAAACCGCCCCTATCAAAATTTTTCCGTCGCCATAAAGTCCAACCTCATCTTCACCCTCCCATTTGTCGCCCTTAGACAGATTGTCTTTAGCCCAGAGCGGTTGTAGATTACTGTAGTGAAAGCACGCCCTCTGTTGATCCTCTTGGGTCAGATCGAAACTTGCACAGGGTCTTATGTGGTCTACGTGCCAGCCGTAAAAGCCATAGGTGTCCCAACTCATACCCTCTCGAAACTGGCCCTCAAGATGTTGCCTCAACTCCTGTGTGCTACATCCAAGCAACTCTATTGTCCCGACAGTCTTTTCTAGATTCTGTGCAACAACGGCGTATCTCAACCTAGCGGACAGAACGGTTCTCATTTTGTAATTAGGGTCGTTGTCATACCTATTTTTTAGGTACTTGTTGATATGATTCCTGTTGTTTGCTTGCCACTTTCTTGTTCTTGCCCTGCATCTCTCAGCATGTTCCTCGTCTTCACGTAGTCTCGTCGAACGTTGATTGGAAATTTTCTCTCTGTTTTCCTCAAGATAGACTTTCCTACTATTAATGTTGTTTTTGTAGTATTCTACCCCAGCGATGCCTTGACAAATCCTACATTGTTTTCTCCTTATTTGCTTCACCTTGGAGTGCCAGTTGTAGTCGGTATCCGGTTTTTCTTTGCCACATCCTGTACATACGATAGTTTCCACTTTATCTCCTTGTTCTAAATTGTTATCCGGGCGTACCAAGTCCATTTATACCTGTGAAGGTAATAGGCTGTGTCAGAGAGCAGTGAGGACTTTTATGCTGAAATACTTACAAATGCAATATTAAGTCGCTGGTGGCTTTCGCCCTTCACAGGTTCGGGTCGGTTGGTAACACGTTGCCCAAAAACTCTGCCTCACCTTGGGGTTCTTGAGACCCTCCGGTAACTCTCTCTCCACCAGTGGGTCAGGAACGCAAAACTGCACCCGGTTACGTCTTTTTACGGATTTCTGGCGAATTGTGACACTTTACAGCCATTGCCACACTCTATTCTAGTCCAATTTGACGGTTTTGACAAAACCTTTTTGGAGAAAACGTCTGAATTGCGTATAATAGTATGAGTACTGATAACTTTTACATGAGGGAAAACCATGAGCGACGAAAAAAAGACACAAGAATGTGAAGTGACACTCTGTTGCAAGGCGACGGGCGAGTTGAAGCTGGAAGTTCAAAAGGAGCTTGAGTCAGAGGACAAGTGTTTAGCGACCCTCCTGTCTCTGCACGATGGAATTCCAGAAGAAGAAGATTCGGAGGAAGATGCCGATGAAAATAGCGATCCTGCCGAATAATTCGTACTGTCTTGCGACATGCGATGGGGGAGAGATCGTTATTGGAGACTGCACCCTCAAAGATTGCAGTGTTGGACGTGAACTTGAGGATTACCTCAGTAATTCAGACCATCCCTGCCTAACGACCCTCGTTGAAGATGAAGAACCCTTCTTCGTGGCCGTTAATTTCTGCCTAGGTGGACAACCCATCAGTCAGTCCACTCACGTAGGGCACTTTCAGACCGCTGACGGTAAAAAAACCCTCGTGATTGATGAGGATATCGCTGGAGATCGCATCTTAAAGCGTGACGGCGACCATCTTCTCATCTACGCCTATCAACCATCAAATCTCTCCTTTCTCCCTAATCAACACTGCTCCGTAATGACTTCGGATGCGTTGATCACTCTTGAGAAAGATGAGTATCTCGGCTATAAAGAGGGTCATATTGATTCCCTCACTGCCGATGAGCTACTTGAACAGCTAGGTCGCTACACAACGGGGCGATCACCCGCATATGAGCGTGTTCAACTTTCCCCAGTCTGGTCTAGGCCAGATCGACCGGTGGAAGGTATGTTCATATACAACAAGATATCTCAACGGTTGGAATATTTTGACGGAACTTTTTGGAGGACACTTAAAACAGAGGAACTAGAATGAACTTACCGGAAGGAATGACGGAGGAACAGGTGATTGCCCAGATTCAGATTGTCGTCAACAGGATAGCCCCCAAGTATGCTTTTTACGGGTATACGACGGACGACATCAGGCAAGAGGCGTTCATCTTATGTATTGAGGCCCTGAATAGATATGACCCCACGAGGCCGCTTGAGAACTTTCTCAGCGTGAACCTGTCGAACAGGCTGAAAACCTTTGTGAGGGACAACTACTTCACGGCACAGACCAACGAACAGCGGAAGAAGCTCGTACAACCGGCACAGCTTGACTACGAGGACTCGATCATTGATGTCGCAGAGACGTTCGGGAACTCATATGAGCAGATTGATGTCAAGTCGATGACGAGGGCCATCGACCAGTACATGCCAGCGAATGTCAGAATGGACTACTTGAAGCTGATCAATGATGTCTACGTGAGCAAACAGCGTCGAGAAGAAGTCATTGACATAGTCAAATCAATTCTTGAGGAACACGGCTACGCGGAGGGTATAAATGAAGAAGGGTAGAATATCAAAGGATGACGAAACCCTTATCAAGGGCAATCTTCATCTCGATCTCAAAGCACTTGGGGAACTTCTAAGCCGAGACCCTAATAGTCTTGCAGAGTTCATCAGGCGAAAAGTGGCTAGTGGGGACTTCCTCGCACCCTCATGGTTAGACGAGGGCGACGTAAACTCAGGGGAGTACAACCTTATGTCGCGACCCTATTGGGGGGAGCTAAAGCAGCAATTCACAACCGACGAGCTAATTCTGTTCAAATACCACTGGGTACGTATTGTTGGTCAGTTCAACAATGAAGTCAGTCCTACGGAAGAAATTCAGGTAGTCGATCTTGTGAAGATGGACCTTCTGATGAACCGGGCACTCAAGGGTAATAAGGACAACTTGGAACAGATCAATGTTCTAGAGGCCCTCATTGCTACGGAGCGAGAGCATGATGCTGATCAACAGAATGCCGACGAGATGTTCAACATGGAGCGGCAGGTAGCGTCCCTCAAGGCTTCCCAAGAATCCCTCAATAAAGACTACCGAGAGCTTCAAACGAAGAAGAACTCGATGATGAAAGACATGAAGGCCACCCGTGACCAGATACGCAAGAGGCTAGAGGATAGCAAGTCTAACTTCAATAGTTGGATGGCTCACCTCATGGTTAGCCCAGAGCAGTCAGCAGAGTACGGTAGGGAGATGGAAATGATGAGGCTGGCGATGGAGAAAGAGGGGGAGAGACTCTCTCAGTTCCACAAATACACCGACGACATGGTAGACCAACCATTTTTGACACCGGAAACAGTGAAGGACTAGGAATGCAAGAAACATGGTACGAGGCGACATGCGATGTGTGCGATACTCAAAACATGGTATACGTCGGAGACACCAACAACCCTATGGGTGATGATCCCGATTTTGTTCAGTGTTATAAGTGCGGCCACATAATCAAGACGGACGAGGAAGCGACGGACGACGGAATTTCTCATATTGAGCGTGGGCTTGTTTGCCCACGGGATTACGAGAACTTCTTGAAGCTACCCATTACGTTTATGGAAGACCAGCGAATGGGCGAATGGTTGAGACCTATTCAGAGGGACGGAACAGTCGAGGAATTACTAGACACTTGGAATATTGACGATCCGTCTGAAAACTCAGAGATGGCCCAAGTACTAAGACATTTAAGGAGAGTGCTGAATGACGGCTAAAGACTATTTTATTCACTGGATAGGGTCATTTTTAGGGTTTGACCAGACTATGACCCTAGACGATAGGCAAGTACAGGAGATCAGAGAGCAGTTGCAACTTGTGTACGACGAGGAGAAAGTGGAAAACCGGAAACATATTCCTCTCCCAAATCCCCAGAAATACGTCAAGGACGATAGAGACCCATACAAGACTACCGACCCGATTGTGGACGGGGAGTTTGTGGATTTCATGGAAAATGTCGGAGGCATACTTCCAGACCAAGACTGTTACTATCCCGATCTTTGCGATCCCGAATCTAAGAAAGGCGGGACAATCCAATGAAGAAACAGACGGCCATCATTTTCGGAATAACAGGACAAGACGGCAGCCACCTTGCCGACTTGCTAATCGGCAAGGGATACCACGTCATTGGAGTGGCGAGACGGTCCAGTACGGACTGCACAGAGAGAATCAAGCATCTTCTCCCATACGCGACTTTCGATCTGGTTCAGGGGGATATCACAGACGCACACAGCATTGCCAATATACTTTTGAAATACGCTCATGTAGATGAAATCTATAATTTGGCAGCCCAAAGTCACGTCGCCGTATCCTTCAAACAACCAGCCTTGACTTGGGATATCACGGGAAAAGGGTGCCTGAACATCTTGGAGACGATGGCGAATCTTGATGTTCGTGCGAAGTTCTATCAGGCCAGTTCCAGCGAAATGTTCGGGAAAGAGTGCGACGAGCGTCCGACTGGACGTTCCTTGTTGTCTAATCCCCCACAGGTGGAGATGGAGAAGTACCAAGACGAACACACCAAATTTATGCCGCAAAGCCCCTACGCTATTGCGAAGACCGCCGCTCACCATATGACCCGCCTGTTCCGAGAGGCTTATGGCTTTCATGCGTGTGCTGGTATTCTGTTCAATCACGAGGGTCCGCGACGAGGCGAAACCTTCGTTACGCGGAAAATCACCAAGTGGATTGGAGAATTCAAGAAGTGGGAAGACAGCTACCAAGAAGCCTGTGAATATCACGGCGATGCCGAACCATACACTTTTACCGAAAACGACATAGTTTCTCCTTATGTCTCAGACTTTCCAAAGCTGCGTCTAGGCAACTTAGAAGCATGTAGAGATTGGGGGTACGCAGGAGATTATGTGGAAGCGATGTGGATGATGCTTCAACAGGACAGTCCACAGGATTATGTTATCTGCACCGGCGAGACTCATTCTATTCGAGAGTTCCTAGACGCGGCCTTTTCTCACGTTGACATTGAAGATTGGGAAGACCTAGTAGTTCAAGACCCAGAGTTTTATCGTCCCGCTGAGGTAGATTACCTCCGTGGTGACGCCTCTAAGGCTAGAGATGAATTGGGCTGGACCCCCAAACACTCATTCACCGATCTGGTGAAGATGATGGTGGATAATGATCTGCAATGAAAATTTACACAGTAGAGGTAGACATGACCAATGTCCTTGGCAGCTTGCAGCGTTTTAAGCTGGGAGAATTTAACTCTCAGTTCCCGACGCTGTTCATTGAGGCCGAAGACGCGGATCAGGCATGTTACTACACTTTCTGTAAATTTTCCGAAATGTTGCTGAGACAAGAGGAGTCAATAGAAGTAGCACAACTTTGTAAGGAGCTACAACAAGAAATGAGGATCAAAAAGGTATTCTGCAAAGATGAAAAGAAACTACGATGATCCCGTTTACAAGCAGTGGCGTCGTCTGGTTTACGCGAGAGACAAATATCGTTGCCAGATGCCCAAGGGCAAAAAGTGCTGTGGAAAGAAACGCAGCCTGCAAGCTCATCACATTAAGAAGTGGTCTACAGCCTCAGCGTTGAGGTACGATACCCGCAACGGCATCACTCTTTGTTGGGACTGTCATAAGTCCATTTCAAAGAAAGAACACTTGTACGAAGCGTTGTTCATGGAGATTGTGAGGAAAAATGGCAAGCAAAAGTAAGGCACCTCCATACACGGTGATCAAAGATACGAGAGAGCATGAGGGTCATGGATACACGTTTGAAAGGTTCGACGGTAGATACGCCTCTTGTGCGGGCATGGTTGTCCAGAAACTAGACACGGGCGACTACACGCTCGTTGGATATGAGGACAAGCTGACCATCGAGAGAAAAGGGTCCATCTCAGAGATGGCTATCAACTTGGGTTCAGACAAAATCAGGTTTATGGCTGAGATCGAAAGGGTGAAAGGGTTCCCTTTCAAGTTCTTAGTCCTAGAGTTTACGCTTGAAGACGTTATGAATTTTCCACAGAGTTCCAGTATTCCAGAAGAAAAGTGGAAAGACGTAAAAATCACGAACAAGTACATGTTGAAGATGCTCATTGAGTTTCAGATGTACGATGATATCCACGTCATCTTCTGTGGGAACAGAAAGAACGCCAAACTGGTAGTCAACAGCATTTTGAAAAGGGTGAACGAATTCTACTCAGTTGGGAGAAAAAAATGAGCGGAAACGTAGAGACCGTATCCGACTATGGGCTTGATTGTAAAAATCGAGAGATTTACCTTCACTCCTACGTTGGCAACACGGATGAAGACCCCGGCGTAGAGTATCGAATGGCAGTGGCGTTCTACAAGAACATTCGGCTGCTAGACACAATAAGCCAAGAACCCATTATCGTCCACATGCACAGCATCGGTGGCTGCTGGAATGATGGAATGGCTATCTTCGACGCAATTAGTATGGCTCGATCTGTCGTTACCGTTTTGGTCTACGGTCAGGCAGAATCTATGAGCAGCATTATCTTGCAGGCAGCAGACCGTCGCGTTATGATGCCAAATGCCTACTTTATGTGTCACTATGGCAAATCGGGGTATGATGGAAATTACCTCGATGTCCAGAAAGCCGCCATGTTCGAGAAAAGAGACTTGGAGGTAATGCTCGACATATATACAGAGAACGTGATCAACGGTGAGTACATGAAGGAACACTACTCTGATCCCAGTGAAGAAAAGGTGAAGAACTTTCTGAAACGCAAACTGAAAGACGGAGACTGGTACCTAAGTGCAGAAGAAGCTGTCTACTACGGATTTGCAGATGGCATCCTTAAAACACAGAAATTTCCCACCATAGACAGCTTGAAATAGTATGAAGATTTCATCCGTTGTTCACCTGATGTTTTTGGTGTTTTTTACCACCCTGCCGCTCTGGCCGGTTGAAACGATGTATGTGGTTCGTTGGATTCCATTGGGCTTAATTTCCGTTTGGTTCATATTCAACGGTTGCCCACTGACCCATATAGACGAATCTTTGGATGATCAAACTTTTACTGAGATGATAATAAAGCCCATATTTGGGGACATTGGGAGAGAGCGAGTCATTGCACTTACGTACATTGTGCTGGTCGTGGTTTCAATTCTGTGTACTCAAAAATATTACGAGTAGCTAGGCTAAAATGCAAAACAACAGAAAATTGATTCATATCGAAGATGCTTGGTTGAACTTAGACGAGCATGACCATAAAAACCTGTTCAACCCGATGGCTATCGTGGACCCGCAAGCGGACGACTTCCAGTACCGACTCATTTGGCTTATGTGTAGGCCGGAGTACTTTTCGTTTATCTGCAAGTACGTATTCAACATTAACATCCTTCCCTCACAGGCGTTGTTCCTATGTGAGATGTGGAATAGACGCTTCCCGATGATGATTGCTAGTCGTGGTTTTGGTAAGTCGTTCATCCTTTCCCTATACGCTATGATGAGGGCGTTGCTGATGCCGGGACGTAAGGTCGTCGTGGTTGGTGCCGCCTTCCGTCAGTCGAAGGTTCTCTTTGAATACATGGAGACCGTTTGGAATAATGCCCCCGTTCTAAGGAGTATGTGCGATGCTAACTCTGGTCCGAGACGTGACGTTGACCGCTGTGTCATGCGTATTAACGCCTCTCGTGTCACTTGTCTCCCACTTGGAGACGGAACTAAAATTCGTGGTCAGCGGGCTAACGATATCATTTCTGATGAATTTGCTTCTATTCCCCGTGAGATTTTCGAGACAGTTGTTGCTGGTTTTGCCTCAGTTAGTTCAGACCCAATTGCAAACGTTAAGCGAATTGCTTCACAGAAAAGGGCCTTAGAGCTTGGGGTTGCCATTCTACCAGAAGACGAGAACTCCCTCTCAGCAAAAGCCAACCAGATCATCCTATCCGGTACCGCTTACTACGACTTCAATCACTTTGCTGAATACTGGAAGAAGTGGAAGTCAATCATCCAAAGCCGTGGCAAGATCAGCAGGCTGCGTGACATCTTCGGAGAAGACCCTCCAAAGGACTTTAGCTGGTTAGACTACTCAATCATCAGGGTTCCCTATGAATTGCTCCCAGAGGGCTTCATGGATGCCTCACAGGTAGCCAGAACAAAGGCTACCGTACACGCTGGTATTTATCAGATGGAATTCGGTGCTTGCTTCACGAGAGACTCCTACGGCTTCTTCAAGCGTACCCTCATCGAATCCTGTGTGGTTGTCGATCCAGACCTCGGTAACTTTGGGAGTGCGGAGAAGATCATTTACGGCAAGGACAAGAATCCCATCTGCTTCACGGCGAGACTTATGGGGACTCCTAAGAAGCAATATGTCTTCGGCGTCGATCCTGCCAGTGAAGTGGACAATTTCAGTATCGTCGTGCTTGAGTTATGCGGTGATCATCGGAGAATTGTGTACTCTTGGACAACAAACAGGACTGAACACAAGGACCGCGTCAAGGCTGGGTTCGCCACAGAGACCGACTTCTACTCATACTGTGCCCGTAAAATCCGCGATCTTATGAAGATATTCCCATGTGTTCATATCGCGATGGATGCTCAGGGTGGCGGTATTGCCGTGAGTGAGGCTCTGCACGACAAGGATAAGATTGAAGAAAACGAACTGCCCATCTGGGAAGTGATAGACGAAGACAAAGAGAAAGACACGGACGATTACCGTGGTCTGCATATCCTAGAGATGTGTCAGTTCGCGAAATACGAATGGCTCTCAGAGGCCAATCACGGTCTACGTAAAGACTTTGAAGACAAGGCACTACTATTCCCCATGTTTGACTCCGTGAGCCTCGGAATAGCCGGGATAGAAGACAATATGAAAGACCGCCTCTTTGATACTCTTGAGCAGTGTGTTATGGAGATTGAGGACTTGAAGGACGAACTCGCCATGATCGAGATGACAGAGACCCCGTCTGGTCGTGGCAAGTGGGATACCCCGGAGACGGTAATCGGTGCTGGTAAGAAGGGCAAGGTCAGAAAGGATCGTTATTCTTCACTCCTGATGGCTAACATGGCAGCCCGTAAGATCGCTAGAACACCTACGGCAGAAGCCTATGATACCTATGGAGGCTTCGCGACCGTTGAGAAAACTGAGGGAGAGGGAGACCGATTGGTACAGGGTCCAGCTTGGATTGTGGACGGTTTGGAGGGTGTTTATTGAGTTTCTGAGTATATATTGTTAGACAGTCAGACAAGAGACGGACAGTGGTGGCACTGTTAGATAGCTCTAGCAAGAGACTTAGATATACAAGGAATAACCAAATAATGCCTGATCCGCTAAACACATGGAATGACGCCGACCCCGCCAGCAGAGCGGCGGCTTTTGCAGATTTTGCTGAGATTCACGAGGTGTATGATGGAGTAGCGAAAGGAAACGCTAGAACATTCCTTGACGTAGAGCCAAACCGCTCCGTTAAGCCACAGTTTGGGCACGCTGACTACTACGCCTTTCGTCCCGGCGAACAGGTTCCAACCCAGCAAAAGCGAATCATTAAGATGTGCATGGATGCCTACGACAAGGTAGGTATCGTCCGAAACATCATTGATCTGATGGGGGACTTTGGCTGTCAGGGTGTGAACCTCGTACACGAGAACAAAAGTGTCGAGAAGTTCTACCAGCAGTGGTTCAAGAAGGTTGATGGTAAAGAGCGTTCTGAACGCTATCTTAACAACCTGTACCGCACCGGAAACGTATTCATTTACAAGTCGTATGCGAATATTTCTCCGAAGATAAGCAGGTACCTCAAAACGCTTGCCAACGACATCGTCGTTGAGATTCCAGACCTAGAGAAGGGACTGATGCCGTGGCGTTACAACTTCCTGAACCCTCTGGCTATTGATCAAAAAGACGGCGATGTCAACCTATTCTTAGGTAGGAAGAACTATGAGCTAACTGCCAGTACCTTCTTTGACAACTTCAAGGACGGTTCGATTCCTATGAAGGTCATTGAGACCCTACCTCCCGAAGTTAAGAGGGCCATAAAGGACAAGAAAGAAAAGGTGCAGCTAGACCCAGAGAAGCTGTGCGTCTGCTACTATAAGAAGGACGACTGGCAATCTTGGGCACATCCAATGGTGTATGCTATCCTCGACGATATCGTCATGCTTGAGAAGATGAAGCTGGCCGACCTTGCTGCTTTGGATGGTGCAATCTCTAACATCCGTCTGTGGACCCTCGGAGACTTTGATCACAAGGTTCTGCCTACAAGGGCGGGTATCAACAAGCTCCGTAACATCCTAGCCAGCAATACTGGTGGGGGAACGATGGAACTTGTCTGGGGTCCAGAACTCAAGTTCACAGAGAGTAACAGTCAGGTCTATAAATTTCTCGGTTCCGAGAAGTATCAAGCCGTTCTCAACAGCATCTTCGCTGGGCTAGGCGTACCCCCAACACTTACGGGCATGGCTATCGGTGGCGGATTCACCAACAACTTCATCTCGCTGAAAACCCTTATGGAGCGACTACAGTACGGTCGCGACCAACTGACTAAGTTTTGGGCAAAAGAAGTTGAAGAAGTCAGACGAGCGATGGGCTTTAGAAAGCCAGCCCACGTCGTGTATGACCAGATGAGCCTGTCAGACGAGGCCGCAGAGAAGAACCTTCTCATTCAACTCGCAGACCGCGACATCATCTCCCACGAGACTATCCTTGAGAGATTCAAGGAAGTGCCCACCGTGGAGCGTTTACGCTTACAGCGTGAAAACACGGCTCGCGATAAAGACAAGATGTCTCCGAAGGCTGGCCCATTCCATCAACCTGAATCGGACGATATTCACCAGAAAGATATGGAGAAGATGGATCGTCAGGGTGAGATTAACGAGAGAATGGCGGTTCAGAAGGAGAAAATGAAGCCCAAGCCAGCCGCTCCTCAAGGCGGAAGACCTAAAAACAGCAAGGACGGCAACAAGAGAAAGAAGCGTGTAGATACTCCCAAGAGCAAGCCGGGAACGGCTGAATTGGTTCCTTGGGTTATGAACACCTATGACGCACTGGAGAATATCGCTCAGGGTTATCTCCATGTAGCCGGGAAGAAAAACCGTAGACAGCTAACCAAAGCCCAAGTCCAAGAACTGACGGACATCAAGTTTCGCGTTCTAGCTACTATCCCTCTGATGTCAAAGGTGGACGATACTGCTATCCACAAAGCGTTATCCTCTAATATTCCTCTCCCTCAAGAGTTGAGTGTAGACATATCTGAGGCGGGAATTTCCTTGGAAAACACTCCGATGGACGTGTACGAGAGTGCTATAATCGGACTCTATGTGAATCACTGCATCGAGTGTTACGCAGAGTGATTCTGTGGAAATAGACCTTTTTCGTAAAAATATTTCCCTTTTGTGTATAATGTGATGAGGTAAAAAACAACTATGGAAATCTTTCAATCTGAAATCAATGACGGTATTGGCGATCTAGTCAAAAGTACGGCTAGCGTTGCGTATTGTTCAGCGGTGTCTCTCCATACGGGGACAGTTGAAGCGGCATCGAATATCATCTCCGACCCGGAGATACTTACTAAGATCATGGCTGAAAACAAAGATCAGCGTGATCTTTTCTACCTTGAGGCGGTTCTTGTCTCCACCGGATGGAATAAGAACGACGACGTTTTCCTCGCTGAAAATACTTGGGCGGCACGGAAATCACCAGAAGACAAACAATTCAACTTTATGCACGATGAGAACGATATCATCGGACATATCACTGGCAGCTACGTTCTCACCAAAGACGGCAAAGCTGTTTCAGACCAAGTCGTAGCTCCCCCAAGCGATTTCGACATCATCACTCAAGCAGTTCTCTACAACAGTTGGATAAACGCTGAGAACAAAGAGAGAATGGAGCAGATTCTTGCGGAAATCCCAGAGGGCAAATGGTATGTGTCAATGGAATGCCTCTTTGCTGGATTCGACTACGCTCTAGTCGATGAAAAGGGACTTGCCAAACTTTTGACGCGAGAAGAATCGTCAGCCTTCTTAACAAAACATCTCAGGGCTTATGGCGGAACCGGTGAGTATGAAGGATACAAAATTGGTCGTGCTTTATCCCAAATCGCATTTTCTGGAAAGGGATTGGTATCAAAGCCCGCAAATCCCCGAAGTGTGATTTTGAATTCAAGCACAGCATCTTTTAACGTGAACACTGATTCAAAACTTTCTATAGGAGAAATCAATATGGCTGATCAGTCACTTCTGGAAAAACAGCTTGCAGAGACTAAGGTAGAACTTGACACAGTCAAGGCCGAAGTTGCAACTGTTAAAGCCCAGATCGAAAAAGCAAAGGACTTGGAGTTCGCTTCCAAGATCGAAGTATATGAGGTTGCTGCAAAGCAGTCTTCGGCTTCTATCGCGGAGTTGGGCGAAACGATCAAGTCAACACAAGCCCGCGTAGCAGAACTGGAAGACGCACTTGCGACTTCTAAGGAAGCTCTGACTACAGCAGAGAAGCACATGGGCGACATGAAGCAGAAAGAAAAAGCGGCAGAGCGTAAGGCTGCTCTTGTTGAAGCTGGAGTTGAAGAAGAAGAAGCCAGCAAGTCTGTAATTTCTTTCGCGACTCTTGACGATGACGCTTTTGCGGCTGTCGTAGAGATGGCTGTTAAGAATCAAGCCAACTTCGAGAATTTCAAGAAGAAGGGCGATGACGACGACGACGACAAGGACAAGAAGAAGAAGAAAGACGCCAAAGCAGCAGAAGAAGTAAAGGCAGCAGCCACATTGGCGTTAGAACAGGCACAAGCAGCGGCAGACGCTCTTGACGATGTTGATGCTTCGGATTCCGACGAAATGAATGTTGGTGACGACTCGGACGACGCACTGTCCAAGGCCCAAGCCAGCGTTTCGGAATACTTTGAAAAACACGTTCTAGCTTAAACAAAAGGAGAAAAAACTATGGCTCTTAAAGGCGATAGATACGAAGAATCAACTGACATCAGTTATTTCTACACAGCAAGTACAGCCACTCGTGGTGGCGTTGCTTGTTTGGACCTTCTGAGTGCTTCGGGTGCCGCGATGGATCAGGGTGACAACACCGTGTCCTACCAGCAAGCCGCAGTGACAGACGTTCCTGTAGGAATTCTTCTGAACGACGTTGTGAACAAAGACCTCACCCGTACCCATCTTAACGTTTATAAAGATGAAGTACAAAAGGGAGGCAAGGTAACTATCTTGACTCGCGGTTGGGTTGTAACCAACATGATTGATGGTACCGTAACCCCCGGAGAATTGGCTTATGCCTCTGATGCCGGTGGTACAGCAGGGTTCCTGCAAGACCACGCATCTGACGCTATCGGGTCTGGAAACTTGGCTGTTGGTCGTTTCATGTCCGCTAAGGACGCTGACGGCTATGCCAAAGTTTATGTCAACCTTCCTAATCACGGTGCTTAGGCCCGAATAACGTAAAGGAGAGAAATCTTATGTCTACACAGACAAGACCACCAGAAGAATACCTTAGTCTTTACAAAAAGACAGGTAACAACGATCAGAACGTTGCTTATGCAGCCCAGCGTCAGTTCGCTAAGGCTCTTGAGCTTCCTCTGCGTAAGGGTGTTCTGCTTGGTAATATCCTCGGAGACATTTTCGAGGTAAACAAAGTTGAGCCGGGAGCCTCTACGGAGTATCCTCTTGACTTGATTGCACCGGGCCTTGAAGGTGAGCATGTTGCTTACACCAATCCCGGTCACGGTCGTATTCCTGAACGTGCCGTTGAGAGCGACTACGTGATGATTCCGACCTACAGCATTACCTCAAGTATTGATTACTTGCTGCGTTATGCTCGTGAAGCTCGCTGGGATGTTGCGGCTCGTGCTGCACAAGCCATGAGAGCAGGCTTCGTGAAGAAGATGAACGACGACGGCTGGCATACCCTTTTGGCTGCTGGTGTTGATCGTAACATCTTGGTGTTCGACGGTGACGCTACCGCTGGCTTGTTCAGCAAGCGTATCGTTTCCCTGTCGCAAACAGTGATGCGTCGTAATGGTGGTGGTAACACCGGCAGTGCGAATCGCGGTCGCTTGACCGACATGTACGTTTCTCCAGAAGCACTGGAAGATGTACGTAACTGGGGACTCGACCAAATCGACGAAGTAACTCGTAGAGAAATCTACACCGCATCTGAGGGTGGTGCCCCCATCACTCGCATCTACGGTGTCAATCTCCACGACCTCGACGAACTGGGCGAAGGTCAAGAGTATCAAGAGTTCTTCTTGAACGGCTTGGGCGGTTCTTTGGAAGCGTCTGACCTCGAACTTGTCGTTGGTTTGGATCAAGGGTCTTCGGACTCCTTCATCATGCCAGTGAAAGAAGACCTGCAAGTCTTTGAAGACCCAACCATGCATCGTCAACAACGTGTTGGCTACTACGGTTGGTCTGAATTGGGCTTCGGCGTGCTGGATAATCGTCGTATTATTCTGGCTTCGTTCTAAGCAGTCCCCTTCGGGGGTAAAAATCAATCAAAGGGTCATCCCCATTTAACCGGGGATGGCTCTTTTTTTGTGTATAATAGGATGTAAATAGCGTTTTGCACACACGACAGGATTCTTTTTAAGGGGAAACCACCTATGGCAGCTTTATCTGATTACATGGAGTCTGGGCTACTCCATCATGTGTTTAGGGGAGAAACTTTCTCTAAACCCTCAAATGTCGCCATCGCCCTATGCAGTGGAGTCCCAGTTGATTCTGATACCGGTGTTACCATTCCCGAACTCCCTACGGGGATCAATGGCAGTGGAACCGGATATACAAGATACGACTTGGGCGACCCGGCCACTCTCGGTGATGCTTTCTGGAATTACGATGTTAACGATCATAACGCCGGTAGCGGACTGATCAAAAATCTAAACACGTTTCTCTTTGCAACCGCCCTGACTGATTGGGGATGGGTCTCTGGCATAGCGATTGTCGATTCTGGTGAGTATGGCAGCGGTAATTTGCTCATCTACGCAGAGCTAGGAAACCCTCGTGTTGTTTATCAGGGAGACGCTCCAAAGTTTGACGCGAGTCAGCTTCAAATCAAATTCAAGTAGGGGCTAATCCATGATTCTTACCAGAGCGGCTTATCTAGCGTCTATCGCGGCAATGCTGCCCGATAACGCCACGCAAGAAATCTCACCATTAGATTTAAGAACCAGCCTCATAAACTTGGTCGATTCCGTACCGGGCCTTATGCAGGATGCCGTTTTAGACACTCGGAACTTCGCCACTCCAGACATACGCACTACCGTAGCTGGAGATTTGGCTCTAAGCCATATGAATTTGGTTGGACGTTCTAGCACTGACAACTCCGCTTTTGGCTACGCCTCTTTACGAAACAACTACCACGGCACGCAGAACACGTCTCTCGGCAGTTACGCTTTAAGCTGTAACATCTACGGGAGTGGAAATACTGCGGTCGGATATCAATCGTTGGTGGGCAACGTCACGGGAAGCGGAAACGTTGGTGTCGGCAACCATACGATGCACCACAATCGTCACGGTAGCTACAACATTGCTATCGGTCATGGTGCTGGGTGGTATCTAAATTCCACGGCGAGCAATACATTCATTGTCGGCTCGACTCCGGTTACGTCTGGCGATTTCTGTGACGCTAGCGGTGAGCCGCTTACTTCGGGTGATGCACCTCTGCTCTATGGTAATCTAGAGGTAGGAAGTCATCAACTGGCGATTGGTACCACTAACCTGCACGGTTATGGTATGCTGCAAGTCTCAGGTGACATATCTCCCACCGAAAGCGGGAAAGACCATCTGGGTCGCAGCCAGCATCCTTGGAAATCTATCAATGAGAATATCTGGTTCTCAGGTGGTAATGTCGGCGTAGGAGGTATGCCCTCTGGAGCCATTCATGGAGTGGCCGATGCTCAGATGACGGTCTATGGAGACCTTGTCCCAAACCAAAATGACCGATACGCCTTGGGACACCCCTCTCTTAGGTGGGACGCTTACCTAAACGATGTCACCATCAGCGGTCAACTTACCGCCAATGACATTGAATACAACACAATCACGAACTGCCTATACGAGTGCAAAACGTTACATTTGGCGACTAGTGGTTTCTGTGACCCTACTGATTCTGGCTTCCACAACGACGCCGTCTGTGGATTTCTCAGCGATCAGGCCCTAGACGGTGCTGGCTTTGAGGTCCACTCTAGCGGAAGCACTTATCGTAGGGATTACCATTTCTTGTACAGATTCCCCGATGCGGGTCTCTCCTGTCTCCCAGAAGACAGTGCCTACACTAGGTCTCGATGGGAAAGCAATATCTCAATTGAGGCCCTAAACGACACAGCCTTCATCGGTGAGAGGGTGTTGGGTCGAAACGATGTGGGCTTGGCTATCCAGAGCGGCTGCATGGGAATCTTTGTTGAGCCTGTCACCCCTTCTGGTCAGAGGGTCGTTGTCGCTCAAGAGCCACACTACGAAGCTCGCTACCCCACTCTTAACGATATCAACTTCATTGCTCGCTCTGGAACACACTCTGTGGGCGGGAATCCGGTTGGCTATGACTACACCGTCATGTACGGAACGGTTGATTCTGGCGTTCAGGTAATGCAAAGATTTGCTAGTCGAATCAAAAGCGGAGCCGGTGTTCGCGGATTCAGTATAATTTATCACGACGAACTGGATCAATAAAGGATAAACCATGAAAGATCGACTATCAATTCATCAGGATAATGGCGACTCTGGAGTGATCAGAGAGGCTGTAACCATATTGCGTAATGGGGGTCGGGCCAGCCAGTCTGGCCTTGTTGGCATTACTAACGCCACATACGTAAGTGGGCAAGAACCCATTCTTCCTGATACAATTTTCAACGTACAGTCTACGGGTGACTCAAATATTCGCTTCTCTAGCGGTCCTTCCAAATTCTTCCGTAGCTCTCTAGAGCTAATTGGAAACGGAAATATTAGGGCCTCTGGTTTTCACATAGCATACGATCCAGAATACGATGATGCCTTCGTTGTTGATAATAGCTATGGGTACGGCGACTTATGTGTCCATCCAAGTAGCGTTGATAACACCGTGGTTGACTTCTCGCTTATTCGTGCTAGTGGTGAGACCGGGATGGAATTCTCTCATATTTCCATTACTGAGAAGGGTTACGTAGGTATTGGACTTACTAGAACTCACACTACTCGCAACTTTACTGCCAACTCTCCACTGACCATTGCGTACTTTTGTGAAAACGTACCGGACAGTGGGACTATCGCCCAGCACGAACAGGCCACAACTCCAGACGCAACGGCTGCCTTTGGTAAAATCTACGTTAAGCCATACACTACGGGTGGCCGTAGTCAGGCTCTTTTCTTCCTCGACGATACAGGTGTTGAGACAAACCTTGTATTGAGCCAAGACTTAGACCCGCTAGTCTCTAGTGGAGGTTTGATTTACGGCAATAACGGAAACACCTACGGAGGCTGGTACACTCCTGACACTCGTGCGGCAGATAGCAGCAAGTACAACAACACATACTACGGTTGGGGTGCAGGGTTCGATATGGGAGAGGCGGGAGTTGCTACATGTAACACCCTAATTGGTCGCCACACTGGTAGTGGCCTGAAACCCACAAGCTCCAACAACACGGTTGTAGGGTGTGATAGTCTTGAAGGATACACAAGCAGCAACAGAAACATCGTTCTTGGCGATAGCAATGTCAATAACGGAGGTGGAGCGTTTGGCGGAATGGACGATTCTATCATCATTGGTAGAAACCTATATACGTCTTCGCTCCCAGCAGACGGAGCTTTCGCCCTTGGGTTTGGTACTGCTCCGCTACTCTTTGGTAAGCTGACTGGTGCTAGGAGCCTGACGGTTGATGGTACCCTTTCTGTACTATTAGTGTCTAGTGCGGAGTTTGAAACTAGCTTTGAGTTTGATAACGTTTACTCAAGAAACACCACGGTTCTCAACACTATCGACTACGGTAGAGGTGGCAGCAATCAGGGTATCAACGATCTGGAATTCAGATTCGCTAACAGTGCCGGGTTGTCTCAAACGCTACTTACACTAGACCCTCGCGGCGGTCCTCTCACAAACACCCCTTCTTATCAGAATCCGGTTTCAACTACTCCGTTTGCAAAACTAGATGCTGATTTCCAACTGCGTGGTGCGATACGATTCCAAGATGGGACATCTCTATCTGGACTTGCTGAATTGAATTTGGTCCCTCTATTGGGAGTCTCAGGAACAAATGTTGTTTCTCAGAACAACGAAAATCACATTGTGTTGGATTTCCGTGACCTTGACTTGGCGGGTAATCTTGGTACGATTACAACGGACGACACCTTCCTTGTAGCACAGGTTGGCGGCTCTGGATCGCCCTTGGTTGGTAAAATGTCCCTACAGGGACTTACTGACTATGTTGGGAGCGGTGCGAGTACCATTGCTGAAAACTGCAACGTTCTCATCTCTAATGCAGAGAATGAACTTCTGGTTAACTCCGCTAGCATGTCACGCTCTGTCTTCATCGGCTGTGACGTTGCCTATGGAGCTAGTGGCTGGAAACACGCTGTCATCATCGGTACCGAAGCTGGTGCAAACGCCACGGTTACAAACCCTCTGTTGGACTCGGACTTTGCGGCTGTCTTCGTTGGTTATCGTGCTGGTTACGACTGCGACAACGCAGATAACATAATTGGTATCGGTACGAACGCGGCTAACAACTCAGACAGTGCTTCTGACTCCATCTTCATAGGGTCAAACGCTGGCCTGAACGGCTCGTATTCAAACTCTATTGGTATTGGTGAAAACGCCCTCCGGGGAACATTCTCCAGCGGTGAGGGTGGTAGTGGTAACATCGAGATTGTTACAAACATTGATGACAACAACAGACTGATGTTTAGCGGTGGAGCATTGTCCAACCGTATTAACATTCAGAACACCATTGCTGGTAGGACTGATATACCCAACATCTCTATCGGTGTTCCTCGCCTGTCTCCAACGGCTCCTCTTGAAGTCCGCAGAGATTCTGTTGCTCATAGCGGTAACGGAAACACCTACATACAAACTTGGTACTGTGATAATACCCTAGCTGCCTACGTTGACTGTAGCGGTATCTACAATGTCGGAGGAGTTGGTCCTTCTCAGGTTGAGGGAATCTTAGCCACTCCAATTACTGCTGCTGGCAGTATCAGCACTCCGACAACCGGAGTCCTAACCATTTATCAAGATGGCGTTAGCACAGGGGTTAATGTAAATGTTGTCAATAGAGACTCGTCGTTAACAGCCGGTGCTGGTAACTTTTGTGTCGCCATAACCATGAACGGTCAGTACAGACCTATCTGGGT